CTAATAATTTTATTGTAAGTTCTGTATAATTAGCCTCGAAAGTTAATCCTTTCATAATTAACGCTTGAATACCGGTATAAAAATCTTCAGCATGATGATATTTAATAATCATTTAATTTTTCCCTTGCTAATTTGTCTGCTTGTTTTTTAGAATAACCTTCTTCTAAAAATTCATAATAATATTTTTCTAATAAATAATCATTTCCTATGTGGCTCATTTAATTTCTCCCTTGTAATTTTTTTATTGCATTAGTAAATGTTTCTTCAGTAACAGAAATATTTTTTATATCTCCTCCAAAAACATTTTTAATTTCAATATTTAATTCTAATTTTAAATTTGTATTTTCTACAGGTACATTCATTCTAACAATATTATTTGTTAATCCATATTGATACTTTCTAGCTGTATCTACTGGTAAAATAAAACTTGTTTGGTAATCTAATTGTTTGTTTAGTGTCATAAATTTCCTTATATTTCAATGGTTTAAATAAAAAAAAGGGGGCGATTAAACCCCCTAATTTCGCTACTAATACTTCTGTTTCCACCTATGTAGGAATCGGTGATTGTGAAAGGATACAATCGTTAAGAATATTTTCACTATTAATTTTGGCACTTAGATTTGCAGTATGATTTTATGATACATCTGGAAAATTCTGCCTCCTTAATTATCTATACTTATAAACTATTTTTTTGTTAAGTCAAATAATATAATGCTTGTAAGTAAACATGAAAAGCAATAATTGCATATAAAATAAGAAATACTATATTAATCATTTTGATATACCCGCCCACTTTTTTTCAGACTCAGATAATAAGTTTTCTACTTTATTTTCTTTTTTCATTTTATCGACATCTTTTTTAATTTCTGCAACAGCATTTGTTAATTTATCTAAAGTATTAACAATCATGTGCATTACATTTTGTTCATCTTTTGTCATAGTTTTTCTCCTTCACTTATATAAATTTCAATTTGTCCTTCGTTTTCATAGACACCAAGAAATTCATAGTTATATAGTTCTTTATCATTAGAATAAAAAACTAAATTTTTATCAAGTTTTTTACCCTTTAATTTTTTTAATAAATCATTTAGTTTTGTCATATTTTTTCCTTCTTTCTTCTCTAAGTTTATCTGAAAATAAATGTGGTGGATAAACAACTGTGTTTATTATGTAAGGTACAACAGGATTAAATTTCCATTTAGTACAATACTCTAAACCACACTCTGCAACCATTGTGTACCAACCTTTATCTTTTCTACTTAACTCGTGAAATGATGTTCGTTTTTTCTCTAGCTTAAATCTTTCCCAAGTTGTAGATGTGTACCACACACACTTTTCTGCTATTCGTTGTATCTTTTTACGATACTCTTTTCTTTCTTCTGGTGTCATGTCAAGTGTATGCATTATTTTTTTCTCCCAATTCTAAATTTATAAGAAGTTCCTCTTCCATCAAGTTTTCCAAATTCTTCTGCAATATCAATAAGAGCTGAACCTAATGGTAAATCATTACTTAATTTCATAAGA